CAATCAAAGCAGTAAATGTATTGCGTGATGCAGGTTACATTGTGAATCGTGTTGTTGCAATCGTTGATAGACAAGATGATCACATCATATGGGAAAATAATAAGATAGAATTTATTTCTCTATACAAATTAGAGGATATTATTGAATGAACTGTTGGCACTGTAACACTGAATTAATCTGGGGTGGGGATCATGACCTTGACATGGACATGACTCCAGAGTATAGTATAGTTACAAATTTATCATGTCCTCAATGTAATTCTTATGTTGAGGTCTATTATCCGCGTGAAGATCAAAATGACTAAATCAACATTCACAAAAAGAAAAGCACAAATGAAATCGTCAAGTTATTACTTATTCTGGGGTATAGCAACAGTCGCAGTTGTTGCAGGCCAAGTCTATGTCGGCACTGGATATCGTCAGATGGCAAAATCAATGAATAGATGGTTTGAAGAGACTATTGATATTATTACTATACCAAGAAGAAATAGTGGAGGATATATGCCAATGGTTAATCCTGATGACTATATCATTTGGGAAACAATAGAAAATTATGAAGATTGATACTCAAGGAATGTCATTTGGATCTGAGAAGAGTGGCGGTAAATCACTTCAAGAACAGCGTGATGCTATTCCACCTATGGTAAAGAATGAAATGAATCTTCTATCTGACACTCTTAAGAAAGAATTAAAAGAACTTATTAATGAAGTTTTAGATGAAAGAGAATGGAGATTTAAATGATTCCGCATGCATCATATTCACCGGAGTATACAACTGTCATTTCTATTGCTATAATGATGGTATTACTCACAGGTTATGGAATCTATAAAGGATTCTTTGCCAATGAAGATTTAACAGACCCTTGGGATGACCATGACGATTAATCTTATTTCTAAAGATAATACTCTATGGGCTGCTGATGAGTTTATACAGTATTTTTCTCGTATGGGAAATATAGAAGATTACCTTAGATATGTTAAAAAAGAAACTATTAAAAGTTTTAGTGCACTTACATCTTTTGAAGATGAATTTTTAAATGAAGATATTCATCCAAACGATATGGAGTTTGATATTCGTTTTGTCGGTGATAGATTTCAAAATGGTTTACCTCAAGATTATTATAAGACAATGTTGGGTGCTGTATCATCTCATAATAATGAAGCAAATATTCCCGGTAGAGAGTTGCGTTGGATGGTATATGAAAAGAATACAAAGAAACTTATTGGATTTATCCGATTTGGTTCTCCTACAATCAATTCCAAACCTAGAAATCTTTGGTTAGGTAAACCAGCTAATCTAAGTTTAATGAATAGACATACTGCGATGGGTTTTGTGATTGTTCCCTCGCAACCATTTGGATATAATTATCTTGGTGGTAAATTGTTAGCATTATTATGTTGTTCACATTTTGCTAGAGAAACTATATCTAAAGTATTTGATAAAGAGATTGCATTATTTGAAACAACATCTTTGTATGGATCTACAACATCGGCATCTCAGTATGATGGTTTAAAACCATTCATGAGATACAAAGGATTAACTGAAAGTAAATTTACTCCATTGCTTCATGATGATGCATTTCATAAATTACATAATCGTTTTAAAGAATGGAATGATAATACTCCATTGACTGATAATAAAGCATCTTCTAAGAAGATGAAGAGACAATCAAAGATGATATCTATAATTAAAAACTCTATGAAAGAGTATGATATGAAAAATGAATTGGAACAGTTTACAGGCATTATTGATATGGCTCTCAATCTAACTCAAAAGAAGAGATTTTACATATCTGATTATGGTTATGCAAATGTTCGTGAAGTTATTAATGGTGAACAAGATAAATTAGTTCATGGTCAAAACTGGGATAAGTTTCATCTTGAGAACATACTTACATGGTGGAAGAAGAAAGCAACTAAAAGATATGATAAGTTAAAGGCAGAAGGTAGATTTAGAGATAAGGTAGAACTATGGACACAGGATGATGACATACAAATCATTAGATAATAAATACTTAAAAACTGTTGCAAGGGATGAAGACATTTAAAGAGTTTTTAGACGAGAGTAGTCTTTCTAGAATAAAAAGCAAGTCTGATAAAGGTGGAATGGCCGCATTGTCTGCATCCAGAGCAGGTAAGTCTGCAAAGGAAAATAGTGCAAGAGCAAAGCAATTAGATAAAGATATTCGTGGTAAAGGTCTAGGTGGTGCTACGAAAGTAACTGGTTCATATATGGAGAAAGATAAGAAGACTGGTGAAGAGAAAAAAGTTAAAGAGAGAAGTCATGTTGTCTCATCAGGTAAGATGGGTAAGAGAAAGTTTAAGAAAACTGTAAAGGCACTTGGTAAAAAGTATGGTCAGGACTCTGTGTTGACACAAACGAAAAAAACTGGTACACTATCAGCAACAAGAAAAGGTGGACTTGGTAAATCAAAAAACATTAAATTAGGTAAATTTAAACCACAGGGTAAAAACCCAGAAGGTCAATCACAAATCAAAGGAAAAACTTTTACATACGGATAATGGCAACACCACTTTACGATGACTCTAACTGGAGATCAGAATATATTGACATCAAATCTCGTCAACTATCTTCAAGACAAGTTCAATTATTAGAATCAGGAGCAGATAGTCTTGCTTCAAGTTGGTTCTTACAGGCAATGTATAATGATTGGAAAAAAATTAAAGGTTATAATAAATTAGATCCAAAAGAAAATGAAGGTCAATTGCAATCAACACTATCAGATTTCTTTAAAAGTCAAAAAGATCAAGGTATTTAATGACAGAATTTATTTCTAGACACATCGGCCCATCAGAGGCAGAACAGACTCAAATGCTAGAGGATTTGGGTCTTTCTAGTTTGGATGAACTTGTCAGACAAATAGTTCCAGATTCTATATTATTAAGAGGGGATTATAAACTACCTGATGGGTGTAGTGAGCAAGAGGCACTTACTGAATTAAAAGAAATAGCAAGTCAGAATAGAGTTAAAAGATCCTTAATTGGTCAAGGATACTATGGTACAATTACACCACCAGTAATACAAAGAAATGTTTTTGAGAATCCTGCATGGTATACATCTTATACACCATATCAGGCAGAGATATCTCAGGGTAGATTAGAAGCATTATTTAATTATCAAACACTGATTACAGAACTTACTGGGTTGCCAATAGCAAATGCATCTTTGTTAGATGAAGGAACTGCAGCAGCAGAAGCAATGTTACTTGCTCATAGTGCATCTAAGAAAAATGTATTTTTGGTTGATAGTGAAGTATTTCCTCAAACATTACAAGTATTAGAAACAAGAGCAAAACCTTTAGGGATAGAAATAAAATTACTTGATTGGCATACTGTAGCAGCACTAGAAGATTTTGATGATGCTTTTGGATTATTAGTTCAGTTACCAAATAATAAAGGTAGACTTCGTGATCCGAATGCACTTATTCGTATTGCAGATGTATATAAGTGTATGAAGATTGCGGTTGTAGACCCAATGGCACAGGTGTTAATGAAACCTGTAGGGGAGATGGGATTTGATATTGCAGTTGGTAGTATGCAAAGGTTTGGTATACCTATGGGATTTGGTGGGCCTCATGCAGCATTCTTTGCAATAAATGAAAAGTATAAGAGAAAGATTCCCGGACGAATTGTAGGGCAGTCTCTAGACTCCCAAGGTAATAAAGCACTACGACTAGCATTACAGACAAGGGAACAACACATAAGACGAGACAAAGCAACATCCAATATATGCACTGCTCAAGCACTCCTCGCAAATATGGCAGGTTTTTACGCTGCTTACCACGGTGCGGAAGGTCTGAAAAGAATAGCAACCAGAGTATTAAGATATAGGCAAACCCTACAAAAGGCATTAGCATGGTGTGGGATAGAAGTTGATCAGTCTGAAGGATTTGATACTGTTCGTTTTAAAAGTTTTCTTGCTTTAGAAGGATTTAATGTTCGTTATGAAGACGGTCACACTTTAATTACACTAGATGAATGTACGACATTAGAAGAACTAAAACAACTTGTAGATTCTCAATTAGATATTACAAATAAATTTGACACTATTGATCATGTGATCGATTCAATCGGAGATTATCATTGGTTAGGTGTGCCAGAGAGAACTAAACCTTGGTTGACTCAAGAAGTATTTAACAATTATCATAGTGAAACAAATATGATGAGATATATTAATGAGTTAGTTTCAAAAGATTTCTCATTAGTAAATGGTATGATGCCACTTGGCAGTTGCACTATGAAATTAAATGCAGCATCAGAACTGATGCCAGTTTCATGGCCAGAGTTTGCAAACATTCATCCATTTGCACCAGCATCTCAAACAATTGGTTATGATATTATTATCAAGGAATTAAAAGGATGGTTATGTGAGATCACAGGATTTGATTCTATATCACTACAACCAAATGCAGGATCACAAGGAGAGTATGCAGGTCTATTAGCAATACAAGATTACCATAGAAGTAACGATGATGATAAGAGAAATGTTTGTCTTATACCGGAGAGTGCACATGGAACTAATCCTGCAAGTGCTGTCATGGCGGGCATGAAGATAGTTCCAGTCAAGTGTGATGATAGTGGAAATATTGATTTAAAAGATTTAGAGAAGAAAGCAATCATGAATACATTTGAACTTTCATGTATTATGATTACATACCCATCGACTCATGGTGTATTTGAACCAACTATCAAAGATATTTGTAGAATCGTTCATGAGAATGGTGGTCAGGTATATCTTGATGGTGCAAATCTAAATGCACAGGTTGGTCTTGCAAAACCATGTGACTATGGTGCAGATGTATGTCACCTTAACTTACATAAGACATTCTGTATTCCTCACGGTGGTGGAGGCCCCGGAGTTGGCCCGATTGGTGTTGCAGAACATCTAACACCTTTTGTGACTCATCGAGTATCATCAGCAGAATATGGTAGTGCATCAATTTTACCTATCAGTTGGATGTATATAAGAATGATGGGTGGAGAAGGACTCAGAAAGGCAAGTGAAGTATCTTTACTATCTGCTAACTGGTTGGCACATCAAATTGATCCATATTTTAAAGTATTATATCGAGGAGATAATGATCGAATCGCACATGAATGTATATTTGATTGTCGTAATTTCCCTGTTACTGCAGAGGATATTGCAAAGAGATTAATGGATTATGGATTCCATGCACCTACATTATCATGGCCAGTTGCAAATACGATGATGGTTGAACCAACTGAATCAGAATCTTTAGATGAATTGAAAAGATTTGCAAAAGCAATGGAGATGATTAAGAGAGAAATATTTGCAATACCTGAGATAGTGAAGAATTCACCACATACTGCAAGGGTTGTAAGTTCAACAGAATGGGTGTATAATTATACCAGAGAACAAGCAGCATATCCTGTAGAACAAACTAGTAAGTTTTGGCCTGCAGTAGCAAGAATAGATAATGTTTACGGTGATCGTAATCTTGTCTGCTCATGTTCTTCCTACTTTGATAATGAAACTGATGGAACTGAAAGACTGGTTGAACTCGATCAACCTAAACAAAAATAATCAAATTGATGAAGATCCATCAGTAGAAAAAGAATATCCTCCATTCATAATTAACAAGTGTTTATCAGGACATCTTGACACAGTGATGTTTGCAAATGAAATGAATAAGTATCCATTTCTACCAAAGAAAATGCAACATGACTTTTTTATACATATAGTGAGGAAGAAAAAAAGATTTTCTCCTTGGTTACGCAAAGATAAAATCAAAGAACTTGATAGTGTCAAAGCATACTATGAATGTAGTAATGCAAAAGCGGAACAAATTCTTAAGATTCTTACAAAAGAACAACTGAACTTTATTAAATCTAAACTTGATATTGGAGGAAGACAATGAGCGTTCTTCGTGAACCTGAAGTGAATTGGGATCCGAACCAGATGGTTGAGGTCACATTAAATGAACCAGATGATTTTCTCAAGGTGAGAGAAACATTAACCCGTATTGGTGTCGCATCTAGAAAGGAGAAAAAGATATATCAGTCTTGTCATATTCTACATAAGCAAGGTAGATATTTTTTAGTACACTTTAAAGAACTATTTTCATTAGATGGTAAACATGCAAACCTTACCACTAATGATGTACAAAGAAGAAATCGTATAGCACAACTAT